ATCGGTCTTGGTGTGTTTGGTCTACATTATATGCTTATCAAACTTAGCCTACGCTATGGTAGTGAAAAGTGTTTGGAATTCCTTGAACGACTATTCTCCACGATTAGGGACGAGGCGTACAAAACTTCAATTTACTTGGCTAGGGACAAGCATCCTTTCCCTGCCTTTGATAAGGATAAGTATCTGGCAGAAGGGTTCTGTAAGACGCTCCCCATTCGCATTAGGCATTACCTGCGTAAGTATGGTATCAGGAACGCTGTTATCTTAACTGTACCTCCTACTGGGACCATTTCCATGCTCATGGGCGTAAGCTCAGGCATTGAGCCTATCTTTTCTGCAATGTATCAGAGGCGATATCGTCAAGGAAATGTATGGAAAGAAACCCTTGTTGTTGACCCCTTGTTTAAGGAGTATCACGCTGCGGGTAAGGATCTAGGTGCGTTCGTAGGGGCTTATGACATTACCCCTGAGGATCATATGAGGGTACAGGCTACTATTCAGCACTATATTGACAGCAGCCTAAGTAAAACTATCAATTTGCCAGAGGATTTCGAGCCCTCCACTATGATTGACCAAGCACTAGAATTCATGCCCTCTATGAAAGGTATGACAGTATACAGGGCAGGAAGTAAAGGGAATGAGCCTCTTAAAGCTATCCCTTTAACTAAAGCTAATGTTGATAAGTATATGGATCAGCCTAATGAAACCGCAAACGCAGACGGACAAGCCTGTTCCATCGCTGGTGGTGGGTGTGGGGACTAAAATTTAGGGATGATTTAGAAGAATAACTTCTTCAAATACCTCCAAGTATTCTATATAACTTTAGAATACTTGGAGGTATTTTATTATGGCATGGAGTGGAAATAGACCGAGAAGAGAAGGTGGTGGTATACGAGGACTCGCATTAGCATGGGCATTAGCGAAGAAAAACTTAGTTCCCCCTAGTGTATCGAATAAAACACAAGTTAGTACTGCGACTAACCCTGCGGCCCCTACTAACAATAACCGTATTAAAGATGGTTTAGTTTCTGAGTGGTGGTTTGATGAAGGAAGTGGCACTACTGTTGAAGATAGGGCTGATCTAACCGTAGAAACGGACCTTACTTTGAGTGCTGGTGGTGGCCTATGGAGGCAAGACGCTGCTAAAAACAACCGATGGTACATGGAGTTAAGTGCTGGTGGGGCACTTTACAACTTTAATCCTACTGAAATAAACAACACTTATATAAACCCCACTACAGCCGTATCTGGACTTACTTTAGAATCTTGGATAAAGCCTTTAAGTCCTAGTGGAGCAAACCCAGGCCCAGGAAGGATCATTTCTTTCTCAAATGCCTCAACAGGGTCCCAAGATGTAACCTTCATGCTCGGTCATGGAACATGGAACAACGCAGGATACAATGCCGCTAACTACCATTCTAGGGTTTTAGTGGGTAATCCTAGTAACAGCGGTGAATTAACTGAATTATGGACTGGGGATGATACTTCTACCTCTACCCTACAGCACCTAGTTATGACTTGCAACCTAATTGGCTGGGCTACGGGAAACCAGCAAGTGGAGACTAAACTATATCTTGATGGTATATTAAAATCTACTAAAATAGTTGATGATCCTGATGGTTTATTTACCAGTTGGAATACCGCACATACCCTTAAGATTGGATATGAAACTGGTAATGTCAGAGAATTTAAAGGTGGAGTTTATCTAGTTGCTATGTACAGTAAGGCCCTGACTCAGGGTGAAATTAATAATAATTTCTCTGAAGGGGTCGTTTCAGTAACCGATGCTTATAGTGTAGGAAGAACCCTCAACATTGAAGATGTAACAGCATCTACGGTAAATGCTGGAGAGACTATTTCTGTGAACATTATCGCTGATGGGTCTAGATCAGGCCCCGTTAACTTTACCTTAGGGGCTTCGTCCACTTCAGGCACTTACGGGACTGATTTCGTTTTTGATGATACAACTAAAAAGATTACTAGAGCGCAAGAAAATGTAACTGCTGAGTTATCATGTAGTCCTACGCTTAGTGGGGACATTAATATAGTTGCTTATGTTGCAACTGCTACTGGAGGGTCGATTGTTTCCTCTCCTGGGGTAAACTTATCCGAAAAGACCTTTAGAGGAATTTCGGATCAAGTAGCTCCTGAGGTAATGTTTAAAAGCCCAAACCCTGTTCATGTTGTAACCACACAAAATGGAGCAGATCAAGAAGTTGTATCTGTAGGAGTTAATAGATTATTCCATGAGCCTATTACGGTAACGGTATCTGGGGTAGGGGATTCTGGCAATGATGCAGCCTACGCTTGGATTAAAGAGGACGGTACTTATGCTGATTTCCCTTCCAAAGCTACCTACACGGTATCAGCAGACAATTGGGAAAAGTGGCCTAAGATCCATAGTTACTCTGGTACTGGTGGTACGGTATTCCCTGACGGGGATGTACTATCTTCCACAGTTGTAAGTGGTGCTTTAAGTGGTGGTGGTGCCCTTACTGTTAGAGCGGCTGCTAGTGCAACTACTGTTACTATTGACCACCCAGACTTTGGGATGGGTGTAGAGCCAACCTCCTCTAATACAGGATACAGGATATCTACTGGAGCATTAGTCCCCTGGGTTGGTACTCCTAACTTTATTGATGAAGGAGTAGCGGGACTTAACGATACTTACACCACTGTTCCTACTGGTGGATTAACTATAAGTGGAAGGAAGTTTACTGAAAAAGTAAAAGTATATTGCAATAATCCTATTAAGTTTGTTGATTGTTACTTTGAAGGGGAAAGACGGTGGGAGAACATGTCTTCTTATGCGCTTCAAACCTATAATACACTTACTGTCGCTGGCGTAACCACTGATTTCGCTGATACTGGTAAGAAACTTACTGTAGATTATTGTACTTTCTGGGGAGGTTCTGGCCCTACTGTGACTGCTGTATTTGAGAGTTTAAATTACTGTAGTTTCAATTGGACACTAGGAGATTATATTAGATTCCAAAGTTCTCCTTCCGAGGATCATGATTTCTTGGTGGCGAATTGCTGGTTTGGTCCACATGTTAATATTCAAGATAATTTAGCAGATAATGGAAATGATGGAATGTATGACCAACCGCCAACAGGCTCGACTTATCCTCACGCCGATATGGGACAGGTTTGGAGAGGTAAAATGAATAGTATTACTTATAGGCAATGCACTTTCGCTGCTGTTGCTGATGAGTGGTCTGATGGTACATCCAATCCAACTAATATATTTGGAGCAAACCCAGATAAAATTTGGCAAATATCAGGTCACTGGGGTGATACTCACCCTACCAAAGCCTCCTCTTGTAATATTGTTGAGTTGGATAGGAATTGGATTTATGGTACGGGTAATTCATGGTGTGTTATGTCTGAAGATCGCCCTGGGGAGTGGCCTTCCCTTGAGTGGAGGATGTATAGTAATCTTATCGCTTTGGAGGCTAACGGAAGTGTCTGGAATTTAAGCTTCCCCGCAGGTGCAGTAACCAGAGTAACTGATGGTAATAACACATTTATGAGAACAGGAACTACAAGTTTGAGGATACCTCAAGTCGCTATTGATGCTGGTACTCATATTAACCATACAGATGGAATGTCTGGGGGTCAATCTTCTATACTTAGTTGTGAGCGATGGATTAAGGGGTTGGATACCTATACCGCTGTTCGGACTGGACTAAATGAATCTGGAAGAACCAGTTTTGATACGAGGTCTACTCCTGTCTAGACTATAATAGCCTATGGCTATATACGAATTTATCTGTAAAGGATGTAAAGTAATATGGGAACGGGAAGCGTCTATGAAAAAGGCACCTTCCCGTTCTCGTTGTCCTGAGTGTAAAAAACTTAGTGAGAGGTACTGGGGAAATATTCCTGTTATTTTCAACGGTTCTGACTATCATACTGTCAAAAGGAACCAGCACAATCTAGTATACAAGGACAAGGCTAAAGCCAAGGAGGTAAAGGAGGGGCTAGTAGACATTGCTAAAAAACAAGCAGAAGAGCAAGTATCTCCTTACACTAACATTGTCGTGAAAGAGGGTGTAATAGATGCCCTGCATAAAGAAGGGCAATTAACCAAAAAGACCGACCAACAACTTAAAGACGCAAAAAAAACAACCGAAAAAATAAGAAGTTCCTTGATTAATACTCATCCAAGCTTCAGAAAATTAGACAACAAATAACTATATACTACATGTACAACTTTTCAGATAACATTCAGCGAGGCATTATTAACCTTGCCAAAAGCAATTTAGAATTCTTCAACGAGGCTGCTCCCTTAATTAAGAGTGAGTTTTTTGAATACCCCATCCACGCAACCCTTTTTGAAGGGGTTACGGAGTTTTTCACTAAGTACCACAAGCTACCTAATGATGATTTCCTTCTTGAATTTTGTAAGGATAAAAAGACTCGCTCAGAGAATATATCTGAGTATGAGGATGAACTTTATCTTGTAAACAATTTGGACACATCTACAAGTAACAACCCAGAGTTTGTTATTGATTGTGTAGAAAAGTTTGCCAAAAGGGAGTCCATGAAACAGGCTATCACTAAGTCTGTGGATCTGATGAAGGATGGACGCTTTGATGAGATTGAGAAAGAGGTTAAGGATGCCTTACTGGTCGCTCGTTCTCAGGATTTTGGGCAGGATTACTTTGAGGATGTGGATGCTAGGTGGGAGCGTTTACTATCTGTTGCTGAGGGTGATTTCCTAGAAACCTGCTTACCCAGCCTCAATAGGGGTCTAACTGGTGGGGGTCTTCGCAAGAAAGAGCTTGCTATGGTAGTAGGTTTCCCTGGTGGTGGTAAGTCCTTGTACTTAGCCAATCAAGCAGTTACCTGTCTTTCAAATAACCTGAAAGTAGTTTATATTTCCCTAGAAATGTGTGAGGACAGGGTAGCCCAAAGGATTGATTCCATTGCTACTGTAATCCCTCAAGAAATGCTTGGAGGGGAGAAGGGCCAGAAGATGCTAAAGCAGAGGCATAAAGTCTTCAAGAAGACCTTCAGTAAGGCAGAATTAAGGATTAAAGAGTTCCCTACGGGCATGGCTAATATTAATACCATTAGAGCTTATCTAAACCAGCTACAGAGCTATGAAGGGTTTATGCCTGATGTAGTGATCATTGATTACATGGAGCTACTACGCCCCCTTAGAGAGGGCATGAGCGAGTACGAGGGACAACAAAGGATTGCGGAGGAGCTACGGGGAATGGCTGTAGAGAAGGATATCCTTCTCTGGACTGCTACTCAAACTAACCGAGCAGGACGATCAGCAAGGATTATTACGGATGAACACCTAGGAGACTCTTATGGAAAGTTCAGGGTAGTAGATTTAGCTATCTCATTGAACCAAGATGAGGAAGAATTTGATGAAGGAATGATGCGTGTATATGTCATGAAGGCCAGAAATGGAAAGGCTAGGTTTATTGTACCTATGACTGTCAACTATAATACTCTAGCTATGGAAGAACTACAAAATGGTAGCCAAGAGTCTGAAATCCAAAATTAAAGAAGTAGGTCAGGTTAATGCTGGCTGGGTCGTATTTGATATAGTTTTCGTAAAAGACTTAAAAAGTGGCTCTGACGAGTGCTTAGGTTTAGTGGACTTCGATAAGTTTGAATTACACATAGACGATAGCGTATCAGAAAAGATCCTCATACCTACCTTGATACACGAAATTTTCCATATTTTATTCTCTACTGTCGGAGTTAAAGCCGTAAATGAGGATACAGAAGAAGAAATAAAAATAACTAACGAATTTATTGTAGAACAGGCCACAAGGGGACTATTATTACTCAAGAGATTAAACCCCGAACTGTGCGAGATACTATATGATACCTAATGATTTACTGAAAGCTTTGGAAGACCTTGATTGGGAACTATATGTTGCCCTTGCTGATTCTCTTCTTAAGATTGATATGGCTTATTTAGATAATGAGATTCTGGGGCACTCTACTATGTATGCTTATTACGCTGGTCTAAGCGAACAGGCTAATATGGAGAAAAAGAAGTGTGAGAATAAGATGGAGTCTTACGAAGCTGAACTAAAGAATTCGGCAAGAAATACTCTTTCAAAAACTACTGTCGCTGCGATTCAAGACTATGTATCTACTGATATCCCTCTCCAGGATATGAAGAGGGATCTTGAAGAAAAAACTTACAAGTGTGGATTACTCAAATCTTTGATTACTTCCATGCAACACCGAAAGGACTTAATAATTCAGCTTTCCTCCAATAGGAGAGCAGAGACAAGAATGATTACTGACTGACAACTAAGGAAACTAAAACTATGGCTATCGACTTAAATGCGCTTCGTGAGAAGCACCAACAACTTACCAATCCGACCCAAGGCGGGAACACGGATTTCTTAAACAAATTTTACCAAGTGACGGAGGGGGAAGCGTATCTCCGTATCCTTCCTGAGAAAGAAGGCTCAGGTAAAACCTTCTATGCGGAGACGAAAATTCACCGTGTACCTACTGGGGAGGATAATAGTGTTAAAAACTATCATTGTCGCAAGGTACATGGTGAGAAATGTCCTCTGTGCGATCTTTATTACAGTCTCTGGAAGACTGGTTCTAAGGAAGATGAAGATCTCGCACGGCAGATCAAACCTCGCGCTCGCTACTACCTGAATGTCTTTGATCGGACTTCGGAATCAGTTAAGATTTTCTCCATTGGAGTTATTCTTTTCCAGAAAATTGTGGAGACTATGATGGATCCTGATTACGCAGACCTCTTTGAGAAGTCTGATAATGGCATCCTTGATCCTGAGATCGGTCACGATTTCAAACTACACATGAAAAAGGAGGGTGGATGGCCCAAGTATGACCAATCCATGTTCCGTCCTAAAGCAACTTCTCTTGGAGGCAAGAAGCTAATTGGAGAAGTAATGTCATCGCTTCATGATGTTCACGGTTTAGTGAAGGTTGAAGAGTATGACGCAATTAAAGAGGCAGCGCAAGAACTACGCCCAGGTTTGGGTGTAAAGGAGCGTTCCTTACCCAAGTCTGAAACTTCTGACGAGGTATCAGATGATGATTACACAAAACGATTAATGTCATGAAAAATTTTATTACTATACTAGCCCTTACTCTCATTATGAGTACTGGCTTAATGTCCTGCGCTGCTCTTGAAGGATTCTTCGGAGAAGGCACAGTATTTACGACCTCGGATCAACTTCTGGAAGGCGAAACGGGAGCTATCATCCCCTTCGATCAACTTCCTGATTCGGTGAAAGCAAAGATTCCTGAAGGAACTTCACTCGTTATGGCAAGCAAAGAACAACTTAAAGTTGATGCTGCCTTTGTACCTGCTGGCGGGGAGATTGATGGAGAAGCTGTTGGCGGTATCATTGATTCCGTTTTCGGTATCGCTACAGCCTTTATCCCTGGTCTTGCTGCGTGGGAGGGTATTGTTACCCTCTTTAGTACACGCAAGCGTAAGCACTATGCTAACGCTGTAAAAGCTATCGTCCCTACCGATAAGAAGGTGGATATTGGAGGTGCCTTAGGCAGCGTTATGTCTGCTCTTGGTGTGTCTCACTCCTCCCCCGATACTGCGGCTGCCTTCGAAGAAGAAGGTTGGGAATATGAAGAAGAAGAAAATGTGATCTGATTGTAAAACAGATCAGCATTATACTATTATAAGGTGGGGAGTTAAAGGGGTAGTCCTGATTAACTTCCCACCTTTTTTATTATGACAAAATTAAAGATATTAGTAGTGCCTGCAAATGATGGTGGGTGTGCCTTTTATAGAGCTTGGCTTCCTTTCAATAAGTTAGCTGAACACTTCCCTGATAAAGTTGAACTTAGGTTCAACAAGAACCCTTTAGGCATTGTTGAGACTGGTGAGAAGGCTGGACAATGGCAAGAAGATTGGGAGTTTGAAGATATGAAGTGGTCAGACATTGTGTTCACCCAGAACCTGTCTAACTTCGGTGGTCCTTATACCGCTAGGATCATAGGCAAGGCCAGGGAGTTCGGTAAGTTCGTACATTACGATACCGATGATCTTCTAACAGATGTTTATGACGGGCATAGGCTGGATAAGGTTTACAAGGAAAAAGGTCTAGGTGAGATAACTAAGTTTATTTACAATAATTCAGATTTAGTTTCTGTCACACAAAAGAAGTTTGCTGAGAGGGTTAATAAGTTTTGTGGAGAGCATACTACACTAGCTGTTATTAAAAATGCCATTGATTACAACCTACCCTCTTGGAATTTAGATAAAGATCCTGGAAATAAGAATCTTTGTAGGATTGGGTGGGTAGGAGGAATCCACCATGAACAAGATCTGCGTGAGTTCGTTGGCATACCTAACTTGGTTAACCAGAAATCAGGAAAAGAGAGAGTCCATTGGGGATTTTATGGAAGACCTCCTGTGCCTCCTAAAGAAAAGAGAGATTGGCAGCAGGATGTATGGGATAATTATGAAAGGATGTTATTTGGTTTTATGAAGGGCAACAGAAACTGTGACACTTATCATGCGATGCCCCCAAATGATTACGGAGCCATGTATACCAGAATGGACGCAGCAATAGCCCCTCTACAGATGAATAATTTTAATGACAGTAAATCAGAAATTAAGGTGGCTGAGTGTGGGAGGTATGGTGTACCTCTTATTGCGTCTAATGTTGGTTGTTACGATGAGACTATTGTGAATGGGCATACAGGATACCTTATTGATCCCTCAAACCCCAAATCAGAATGGGTAAGGATTTTAACCAAGGTTATAAAAGACAAGAAAGGTCGTGATGAGATGGGTCGTAACTTAAAAGAAATTACGGATGAATATTTTGATATAAATAAAGTTGTAAAATTTAGAATGGAGCTTTATAGCCAATTACTAGGTTCCCCTGTTGAGGAAAAATGATTTATCAATGTTACTATAAGCAAGACCAAGATAGGGATCTTTTTGAACAAGATCCCTATCTAGGATTTGGGTTAGAACCAGAAGTAAATAGTACCCTATTTGATAATTGCCCAGAACTAGAGGACCCTTTCGTAAGAATGCAGCTTACTGAGTATGCTTGTTTTTTATGGCATTGGAGAAATGGTACTGACTCATGGTTCGGTACTACTTCATATAGACAGTTAGAGAAGTTTCCAACTATTTTTAAAGATAAAAAGTATGTTGAATCCTTAGTTGAAAAGCATAATGTAGTTGCTTGGGGGCAGTATGAACTTTTTGATAAAAAAGGTATAAACATTAGCCTAAGCACCCAAACAAAGGCATGTCACCCTGGGCTAAATGAGTACATGGAGTTTGTTCTATCCAATTTTGGACACACTATGCCTAATGAATGGTCTACGGAATGCTCAGGGTTCTTTGCTAATTACTGGGTTATGAGTAGATCTATGTTTGATGATTTTATGGAATTTTCTTGGCCTATGGTCAAATATTCACTTGAAAATATTAAGAGTTCAGACTATTATAAGGAAGGTACTAGGTACGGAACTGTAAGTAACGAAAAGGCTACTGGGTATTTTATGGAAAGGTTATTTCTTATCTGGTATCTAAAAAAAGGAATTACTCCTTTCACTCCTGAAGGTTCAGCGTCACCTTTATATCATAATATATAATGAAAAAAGTAATATCATTTAGCGTCTGGGGTACGGAACCAGATTACCTCGTAGGGGCGCGTAGAAACGCCGAGATAGCCCCTGGAGTATACCCAGGGTGGGAGACATGGTTTTATGTAGAGAAGGGCACAGAGGTTGATTTAAAGGCAGCAGATAAGGTAATATATTACGATAAAGAATTAGGAACCGATGGTGCATTTCAAAGGTTTAGACCTATGGAGGATCCTAGCGTAGATATATTTATTAGTAGAGACTGTGACTCTAGACTTTCTGATAGAGAATATAAGGCAACTATGGAGTGGATAAATAGTGATAGACAGTTTCATGCTATGAGGGATCATAAGGCTCATGTGTTTCCTGTCATGGCAGGTATGTGGGGAGCTAAAAGAAACGAAATTATAAACATATCTGTTATGTATAGGGAGCTTATAAAGTATAAGAATAAAGAGTATTTTGATGATCAAAAAGGTCTAGCTTCATTCTATAACGGTATTTCTGGTTTATTTTTAGAACATGATGATTCTGGTTTATTTAATGGTACACCTTTCCCAAAGCATAACCCTGTAGAGTTTGGTACTTTTATAGGACAAAGAATAACATATGATGATAAGGAAGGTAGGGTATGAAAGTAGATAGACTTATTACTTGTTTAAATAATAATGATAACTATACTGGTTTTTGGAATTCTTTTTCCCCTGTGTGGAGTAAAAAGTTTGGAGTAAAGCCTACCCTTATATTTGTAGGTTCACAACTTGAGTTAGATTCAAATAATTTTTCTACTCAATATGGTGATATTTTAAGAGTAGATAATGTACCTGAAGTGGTTAAAAATTCAAGACTTGATTGGTCAGTTACCTGGGCTTTATTTTGGGCAGCATCCCAATTTCCAGAAGAGGTTTGCATGTTACAAGGTATTGATCAAATGCAGCTATCAAATTTCTTTTTTGATACACTAAAGGAGGTTGATACGGATAAGTATGTTATAGGGTTTGCTGATGCATATGAAGGCTATACCCCAGAAATGCTAGGATATCACAATGGATTACATGATTTTTATCCCTCCTCTCATCATGTAGCTAAAGGTAAGTGGTTTAAAGAGGTATATAACATTGAAGATGATTGGAATTCTGAAGTAAAAAAGGTTTTTTCTCATAGAGATTCTTACTACCTTCCCCCTTCTTTATGGGGTTTGGACGAATGTTACTCTTCAATGTTAATTTCAAAGTATAAAAAAGAGGTTGACCCTAACAAGTTTCATAATGTTAGAATGTTTAAAGATTTTTGGTTTAGTAATAGAATTGATAGGATATGGCATATGCAAGGAAATGAAATTGTATATGACAAAAGTAAATTATTATCAGGAGGGTATTCAGAGTTTCATGCTCCAAGACCCTTTTACGCATATAGGCAAACAATAGAAAGATTATTAAAGGATGTAATGGAAATATGAAATGTTTATTAATAGGATATGGCAATATTGGAAAAATACATGCTAAGTATCTAAGCCAGGAAGGGCTTGACTGGGAGTGGAGTGACCCTAATATAAAAGGAGGAGTAGAAAACCCTAAGTATGAAGATTATGGGGCAATTTTTATTTTAACCCCAGAGCATACGCACTTTGAGGTTTATGAAAAAATTAAAACAACTGGGTACTGTGGAAAAGTGTTTGTTGAGAAGCCTGCCGTTATTGATGCTAAACATCTTCATATTTTTAATGATTCTAGTATTTTCACTGGGTTAGTAGAAAGATACAATCCCGCTATAGTAACTTTAAATAAGTATTGTGAGCCTAGTAAGATCTTAAATATTGATTTTAGTAGGTGTTGTGTAGCAGATCAATCCTCTAGGGTGTCTTTATTAGAAGACATTGGTATTCATGATTTAGACTTATACCTTTACTTAACTGAGATAGACTTAAATAATATTAAAGATATAGTAGTAAACACTAAAAATAATACTTGTGTAGCTACCATAACCAATGGGATTATAGGTAGGTTTATTTGGAGTAAAGACACTTTTTATAAGGAAAGAAAAGTAGTAGTAAGGCAGGACAACTGTACTTTTGAGGCAGATCTACAAGAGCAGACAGTTATAAAGCACTACTACCATGAAGGTAAAATAGTTTCTGAATCTTTATTTGTAGAAAAATCATCCCCTATCTATAATGAACATATGGAGTTTTTCCATAGCTTAAAAATACAAAAATCTAAACAGTCCCATGAGTTACTTTTTAGATTAATTACTTTAGAGAAAGAGCAATGATTAATTTTGATAAATATTTACCCATACCAACTAAAGAATCTATATTATTACAAATTGGAGCAAATGATGGTATACAAGATGATCCTGTTCGGGATTACATTTTACATCATAAAATAAATGCACACTTATTGGAACCTATTCCTGTATTTTATGATGAGCTATGTAAAAACTATAAGGACGCTCAGAATGTAACTTGCCATAATTGCGCTATCCATATTAAAAATGGAAAGGAAAATATAACTTATGTCAATGTACCTAGTCTCCCAAACTGGACTAAAGGACTTGGGACATTTGATATTACTAAAAATGGTTTATCTGGTTATGGGAATTATAAACTACAAACGGATTTAACTAATGATCCTACTTTTTTATCTATAAATAATCAAAAGAAAGATATTGAAGTAAATACTTACACTTTATCTACTTTTTTACTAAATGCGGGGATAGATCGTATTGATGTTTATGTTACTGACACAGAGGGTTTTGATGGTATTATTTTTGACCAATTAGATTTAGATAAGTATTCCCCTAGTTTTATTATGATGGAAACTCATACTTTAGGGGATGAAGCAAATTATGATATAGATAATAAACTAAAAAACTACAACTATACTATTGTAGAAAAAGGTTGGGATACGGTGGCTATTAAAAATGATTAGTAAAACAGCAATTATAGATGAAGGGGCATCCTTTGGAGCAGGGGTTATGGTGTGGCACTTTACCCACATTAGATCTACAGCGTCTATAGAAAAAGGTACAGTTATAAGTTCTCATTGTTACATTGATTCTAATGTTTCTATAGGGAGTGACTGTAAGATTCAAAGTGGTTGTTTAATATACCATCCCGCCATTATAGGTGACGGTGTATTCATTGGGCCTGGAGCTAAATTAATAAATGACAAAAACCCACGATCTGTTGGTATCGATGGTAATAAGTTGACCGAAGAAGATTGGGTTTGTGAAGGTGTAGTAGTTCGGGATGGGGCAAGTATAGGGGCAGGTAGTATTATTATGCCAGGAGTTACAATAGGTAAGAACGCTATGGTAGGAGCAGGTTCCGTTGTGACTAAAGATGTTCCTGATAATACAGTAGTGTATGGAGTACCCTCTAAGGAGATTAAAAAATGCCAGTAGCAGTAAGAGATATGTTTGAGGAGTATGTCAAGGATACTTTTGATTTAGAAGATTGTGTAGCTGTTAATAGTGGTACGGCAGCATTGATAGCTACTTTACACTCGTTAGACTTAAAAGATACTGATGAGGTTATAACTACCCCTTTTACTTTTATAGCTACTTCTAATTCTATAATTCATGCAGGAGGTAAACCCGTTTTTGTAGATATTGACCCCGAAACTTACTTATTAGATATTAGTAAAGTAGAGAAAGCCATAACAAAAAACACAAAAGCTATCATACCAGTTCACTTGTACGGGAGAGTTTGTGATATGGAGGCATTGAAAGAGATATCTGATAGGTATGGGTTAGTTATAATTGAGGATTGCGCTCAATCATTTGGAGCAACTTATAAGTGTGGTAAGCTTTCTGGGATGGGCTCAGATGCAGGAGCTTTTAGTTTTTATAAGACTAAGAATATATCAACTTTTGAAGGGGGAATGATTACTATACCTAAAAACTCAAAACTTGATTATAAAAAAGTAAGAGCTATTTGTGACCAAGGACAGACTGGGAAATATTTTCATGAATATCTTGGTTATAATTTTAGATTAGCGGAACCTTTATGCTTAATGGCTTTAGAACATATGAAGTTACATATGGTGGGTATTAAGGCTGAGTTAGGCTTAAGAGGTCCAGAGCAAGGACACTACCCTAATGTAGTATACGATCAACCCATTTATAAAAAACTAGGAGTAACAGGAAACTGCCCAATAGCGGAAAGCGTGGCTAAAAAGATTGGTGGAAAATGAAAAAAGCATTAGTATGTGGAGCGGGTGGCTTTATTGGAGGCCACATGGTAAAACTACTTCTTGACGAAGGTTACGAGGTAGTAGGTGTGGATATAAAGGCAAGGTTTGATTGGTATCAAACCCATGAAGGATGTAAGTCTAACAAAGGAACCTTTGATCTTAGAGATCCTTACGCTGTTAGGGAATTCATTCAGAGAGGAGACTTTGATGAGGTTTATCAGTTTGCTGCTGACATGGGAGGAGCAGGTTATATCTTTACTGGGGAACATGATGCTGATGTAATGCACAACTCCGCTATGATTAACCTAAACCTAGCAGAAGCACTCTCTACTCTTGAAAAGAAGCCTAAGGTGTTTTATTCATCCTCAGCATGTATTTATCCCGCGCATAACCAAGTAGATCCAGAGAACCCTAACTGCGCTGAAGGATCAGCTTATCCTGCCAACCCAGACTCAGAGTATGGATGGGAGAAATTATTCTCAGAAAGAATGTGGAAATCGTTTGCTAGGAACTATAATTTTGAGGTACGCATAGCAAGGTTCCATAATATCTTTGGCCCTTTCGGTACTTGGGATGGAGGCAAAGAGAAAGCTCCTGCTGCTATGTGTCGTAAAGTAATTCAGGCTACCCAAGAAGAGGATGTAGAAGTGTGGGGTCCAGGGAATCAAACTCGGTCCTTCCTATACATTGATGAGTGTTTGGAAGCTGTGCGTAGGTTGATGGAGTCTGAAGTGGTGGAGGTTATTAATATAGGATCTGATGAGATGATTTCTATTAACAATCTGGCTTTAATGACAGCAAGTATTAGCGGTAAGGAAGTCAATATTAAGAATATTGATGGCCCTGTAGGTGTGAACGGTCGTAATAGCGACAACACCTTAATTAGAGAACTTCTTGGCTGGGCACCTACTCAACCTTTACGAGAAGGGATGGAGAAAACTTACAACTGGATCGAAGGCGAGATTAATTATTCTATAAAAAAAGAAGAGTGGATTAAAAACAATGACTAAATCAGCACATTTTAAAAGGGTGGACGAGTTTCACAAATCGTATGGTATGCCTAGGGGTACTGTAACTATTAACGAGGACTTCTCTAAGCTTACTGAGAAGGACGCTAAGAGGATTAAGCTACGATCAGACCTAACATCAGAGGAGTACAGGGAACTCGCAACAGCGGACACCCCAGAGGAGATCATGAAAGAATCCTGTGATCTTGTGTATGTTATTATGGGTATGTTTGTAGAGTTTGGTTGGAACTTTGATGAGGCTTTCAAGAGGGTTCACGAATCCAACATGAGTAAGTTAGACGAGGATGGTAAGCCTATTTATAGAGAGGATGGTAAGATCTTGAAGGGTCCAAACTATACTCCTCCTACTCTAAAAGATTTACTATAAAAGTCAAATTACAACGGGTTTCGATCTATAATAGAGTATGCAAAAAGAAGTATTAAAAGGATTAAAAAATATAGGATTATTGTCTGCTGAGAAGGCAGATTTGGGTTTCGTTTCAACAGGTAATTATGCCATAAACAAGGTAATCTCTGGTGATTACACTAAAGGTATACCGATAGGTATGATGACTCAATTTATAGGGGGAGCAAGTACAGCTAAGACTGTTTTCGCTACGCACATTCTAAAAGAGGCACAAGCAGCAGGTTACTGGACCCTGATGGTTGATAGTGAAAATGCTTACAACTTAGAGTTTGCAGAATCTTTAGGAATAGTCTCAGATGAACTTATTTATGCTATACCACAAACTTTAGAAGACTGCTTCCAAAAAATGGAAGACATTATATTAGATATTAGGAAGCTTGATAAGGATACCCCTATTGTCATCGCTTATGATAGTATTGCAGTATCTCCTTCCAAGGCTGAGGTTGAAGCTACCTCGTATGATCAAAGTCCTATGACTGGAGCCATTCGTGCTAAAACTACTGGAGCTTGTCTACGAAAGATTAACTCAATGTTGCGTGAACACAAAGTAGCTTTAGTTATAATAAATCAGATTAGAACTGATGTAGGGAAAATGTTTGGTAATCCTGATACCGCAGCAGCAGGTGGAAAGGCATTAGAGTATTACCTTGGCGTTAATTTAGAATGTAAATCCAACAAGACAAGTGATTTACTTGCAGATGAGAACAAACAAGTAATAGGTATTAAGGGGATTGTAAAGAATAAAAAAAATAAAGTCTCTATTCCTTTCAGAGAGTGCGAGTTTGAACTACTATTCAATAAGGGCCTAACGCCTTCTTGTGGTATGCTTACTTCTCTAGTAAAGGACAAGATAGTGCTTAGGTCTGGTGCTTGGTACACTTACAAAGAACTAAAATTTCAACGAAAAGGTTTTGAAGAGGATTTCCTTACTTCAGACGAGTTTTCCGAACTAAGAAAAGAGATAGGCATATGAAAGATAACAAATTTATTATACAACTCAATAATATGGTGGAGACTGCCTTTAGGAAAGAACTTTCTAAGCCTAAGGCCCAGATCCGAGAGACTAAAAAGTATAAGGATATAGAGGATTATACCAAAAAAACAGGGAAGCGTTTCAGGATGCTCAAGTCTGATATTTCAGAGGGCTTGAGCCGAGAAGAAGCTTTTAGTAAAAGATTTAACAACTAGTTCACTATATACTTAAGGAGTATTGCTGTTATGGACTACAGAACGAGAATTAAGGCTGGGAACAAAAACTACATTTATGCTGACCAATTAAAGTTTTTCTTGAATAGGTCATCGGAAGAGAAGACCAAGCAGGATCTTGAGTATTTTGTAGAAATATGGGCCATGTACAACGCTATAAATGATTTGTGGGAAAAGAACGATTCTGTAGCGGAACTGCGCTGGGACCATGAGGAAGGTATTGCTGTATTTGTTTTCCCGAAGATTGGGGAAGTAATGACGGAACTTAGTAAAAAAGGATTTAATTTAAATGAATGATGATATAGAGTACGCAGAAGGGAAGTTTCTTCCTATTATGCGAGATACTGATAGTAAATACTTTGATTTACTCTTGCCTCCTCCCCATCTTATGGACGCAGAACATCTATTAGAACTAATGGAATTTCAACTTTCCTTAGTACCTAGGATGTACCGTGAAAACCAGGAGGTTTGGGGAATTTACAATTTAGATGACTACCAAGAGATGGCAGCAGGCTATATAAGTAGGAAAGCTTCGGAGAAGACATATGGCTAAAGTATATATACCAAAAACAGACCATTTATCACCTGAGAGACTAAAGAAAGCGTGTTCGGATATGCTTAAACAGGCAAAAGAGGATAGACTCTATGCTAAAGAGGCGTATTTATTTTTCAAAAATATAGTCGATAATTCAGGAGAAGCTGATGTAACCGACCTTGACGCTAGAAAATGTATGCTTGATTGCCTCAAGTTAATGCAGTCTGCTCAAACTACTGCGATTAGGGGTTTAGATACCTTCATAAAAGCAGAAGACAAATTTAGTAATAACAAGACTCAATCTACTATCAAGGAGGGACAACCCCCTTCTTGGAAAGATCTTACCGAATTATAATAATGTCAGACAAACAATCATTTAAAGTATTTTGCGATGCAATTAACGAAGTTATTTCAGTTTCAGCATTAAATACAGATGAGTTAGAAAATTACAGACAAAAAACTCATAAACTAGTAAAAACCTCTGTATCCGTTGATTTACTAGATTATGAGATAAAAATCATTAATGATTTTGTCTTGAATTCTAAAACCCTCTTAGCTAAGTGCGAGGCTCATATAAAAGAGCAGTACGAGGATGAGTTTGAGCCCGTTTTCGCAGGTATTGTTGAAAGTATCTACTTATCTGTGTGCCAAGTGTACCCTAACTTGTCTTTGGATAGTATAATCCAGGCACTTAATCAGGATACTCTTAAGGGGTTTTTAAATTCGTTTTTAGAAGAACTTTATGAAAACCCTAATAAGACACATAAGAAAAGGACTCCCAGGGGAAGAACTGGAAGCACCTTTGTTAATGAAGAAGAAAATAGAAATAAGTCTATTACAACTCTGGCAGACATTAATAAGTTAGAAAAAGAGCTACATAAAGAAGTTATAGGACAAGAGGAGGCAATTGCTACTGTTATTAACTATGTAAAGTTAATGGTTACTAAACTTGCTGAGAATATCTCACTTATGTTTATTGGTCCTACTGGTGTAGGCAAGACTAAACTAGCCAAAGTTTTAGGTAAGCACTACTCAGGTAATTTCTTCAAGATTAACTGTTCTGAGTACTCCCAACCTCATGAGTACGCAAAACTCATTGGGTCACCTCCTGGGTATATTGGGTCTACTGAAAAGAGCATTTTGGAGATAAAGGCCAAAAAAGGAAATAACTGGGTTATTCTCTTTGATGAAATTGAGAAAGCCTCCCCTAAACTGTTTGATTTCATGTTGGCTCTGATGGACGATGGCAAGGTCATGGCATCCAATGGAAAAGAACTGGACTTCACCCAGTCTATCATCCTTATGACCTCAAATGAGGGCGTTAAGGACGCTAAGGTAGGTGAGAACACTTTAGGGTTCGATAGTCACAAGATAACTTACGAATCTTCTAAAGATAGTATCGCTAAATCCGTAAAAGACAAGTTTAGCCCAGAATTTCTTGGCCGTGTGGATACTTTGGCCCACTTTAACTACCTAACCAAGGAAGATCTCATAAAAGTGGCTCGTCTAGAGATAAAAAACCTTCCAATAAGAAAAACAAAGTCACTACTTAACTATATAATTAAGAATGGCTCCTCTGAGGAGTACGGAGCTAGGTTTATATCCAAGTTTATCACCCGTGAGGTTAAGTCCCTTATTGCTGATAGTATTCTTAGGGGAGATAAGCCAGAAAAAGGAAAACTCTATGATATTAGAGTTAAAGACAACAAACTAGAGTTATGAGAAAAAGTAGAAGACAAATTGCTAATGAGTGGGCAGCAGCCAAACAGGAAGAGAGAGCCGTAGTTGAAGTACCTGTTGAAGTTAAAACTACCCATTCCTTTGTAAAGGAGGAAACTTTTGTTGATTCCTCTTTACTTGAGGAAGATGCGGCAGAGTTAGAGCATGAGGAAAGATCTTCTAGGACTAAAACTAGAAGGGTTAAGTCTAATGCCGTTAATGAGGTAAAGGCTAAACCTAAAAAAGCTAAGAGACAACCTAGAAAGCCTAAGAAGAAAGAAAACTGAACACCATATGCGGCCCATTGGGCAGTAGAGGCATTACGCCTTTCGTGTGTGTGGAATTTCGCTACCGCTCACCACTTTATTTATTGTAAAGTGGTGAGTTTTCTTATAAAATATATACCCTAGTTAGGGAATACCTCTATATATTGTAGGAACCCCTATTATGACTGACTCAGAATCAAAATCCACTATTTCGCAGAAAACCCTGTTACCCATGAGTCTTGTCGGAGCTATTTGCGCTGGGGTGATTTGGATCAACTCCACCCTGATTGCAATTGATTTCAAGCTTCAAGCAATCGAACTTGAATTAGAGAAAGAATTCA